TTCATTGTTGACCCGATCCATAACTATACGTTTACGACCAAGTTTATCTAGTAAATTAAGAAACCATCTCATTATGTAACTCCACAATACGATATTTAGAATATGGATACTGTTGTTGTAACCATTCAAGTAATCCTTCCTCGTAAGGAAGGGTTATTGTACCGTCTATATTTGTGATATACTTAGTCGCTGAACTCTCTATCTTCACGATGTCCTACCCTCATTGCCATATTAGAATCCGTTTCACGAACTTCTACTTTAGAGCACCAGATGCGCTCCGCTTCAGCTTTACCATACTGTGGCAAGTAAATTGTATTGACATATTCATATAAAAAGTCTGCAATACCTTCACACCCAGTCTTTTCTACTTCTGTAATCTTAGCAAGACCCAATGTTCCTAGTCGCAATAGTTCATCTCTTTTAGGATCATCTTGAGCAACCAACAATGTGTGATCGAACCAGTCTTCTAAATTGTGTTTTAAATCTTTTAGACCACCAAAGTCCATACACCAATTACGAGCATCTAAAGTATCACATTCAAATTCAAAATGGAAACTTAAAGCGTATCCATGAATTAAATTGCAATGACTGTCGGCTCTCCATTGTCTATATGCTACGGGTCCTATTTGTCTGTAAGTTTTTGTTGAGATATATTTAGCCATCTCTTGCCTCCGATGAGTAAGTTTGATGACATGCAGAATTTATATAGCGGGTTGAATGTCAGAGAGAGACCGCTGTTTGATTTTCATTTTGTTGAATGCTTTAGACATATACCAATTATATAAGTCTTCAATTATATTGTCTAAATTTCGTTTGGCTTTCCATCCTGTATCAGTGTTTAACTTTTCTGGACTAGCAATCAATGTTGCGGGATCGCCTTCTCTTCGAGCATCAAAGTGACAAACAATTCCATGGGTCAATACTTCTTCATTCATTAAGAATGTTTCTACAGCAGTAAAGACTTCTAAATTAGTATACCCCTTTAATGTTCCTATATTATATATCCCTTCGATATCTGTGTCAATGCCTAATACATGGGCATCTGCAATATCTGATACATGAACATAATCTCTGACACAAGTTCCATCTCGCGTCGGAAAGTCTACACCATTGAGTGTAAAATCTCCATCGTTCATAGCCGCTTCAAACAATTTAGCAAAAATATGAGTAGCATCTGGTTCTTGCCCATGTATACCTTCAGCAACAGCACCGCAGGCATTAAAGTATCTAAATGATACATATTTAATTCCATACGCTTTGCTATACCAATTAAGCATCATTTCTACCATTAGTTTAGATTCACCGTATGGCGAAATAGGATTGGTTGTTGTTCCTTCGAACAATACCATACCTAACGGATCTCCATAAACAGATGCGCTGCTACTAAAAATAAATTTAGTATTAGGAGACCATCGTCTAATATAATCTAAATATTTTTCAGTTCTAACTACATTATTTTCATAATAGTCATGCGGATTTTTTATGCTAGGTCCAACTAAACTTGTTCCGGCACAATGTATAATAGCAACAGGATCTCTTTCAATATGCTCAAGCGACCATGGATGTGTGAAACATTCTTTTACGAATTGATCTACATACGATTCTAGATGTGCAGGGCAAGGGCGTAAATCTACACCAACTACGCGATATCCTTTTTCTTTCAGTGCTATGCAAGTAGCACCTCCAATATATCCAGAGGCACCTGTTACAATTACTGTTTTAATATTTTGATTCTGGTACATATTTTCTATAATCTTTAGTATTACGGAACCAATGGTCATTAGTATTAAACATGATATCTAAACATCTATCAATGGTACCCGTTGTCCAATTGGATAATTGTCCGATTCTTTTTCTTGGGTTAACTAGCAAATGATCTAATTTATTTTTAGCATCTTCCATAGACCAAGGAACATATAAACATTCTGCATCATTCGCAAATGTTTCAGGGAAAGATCTATACGCAGGATATAAACAATTTGTTCCTAGTGCATCTGCTTCTGATGCTGTGTTACTTACCCAATCCTGTAAAGCACAATTAAATAATACTCGAGAATCTGCTAGCAATTCATAATACTCATTCTTTTTAAGATTTTCATAGATCTTAAAATTGGCAGTCTTTTCTAATTCTCTTGCCCGATCTAAATACTTTTGATCGTTACTACGTAATGGTCCGCCTGATAAAACAGCAAACTCTACATCTCGATTATAACTACCATAGTCTTCAATCAGATCCATAAAGAATCCGGGTTGTTTTTCTTGATCGAATCTAGCAGCAAATACTACTCGCTTTTTGCGGTTGATGAATGGTTTAATTTTCTTTACACGACTTTGAACTTCATCTTTGTCAAATGCTAAACCCGAGATATTAAAGATTGGTGCTTCCCAACCTGCAATCTTCATATGAGCAACCATCTCTTCATTTGATGCAAGAATACCCGTCACAAAATGATCTGTCATTTTCTCATAGAAGCCCATCCACTTCTGCATATCCCAGACATGAAGGAAATCATCTGGGTCAATGGTCTGTGCCAAACAACGAACAAAGATACGAGGATGATATTCCCACGACATTTGATCCATAATATAAGGCAACACTTCCATACCAGGGGTAAACATATCCTCAAAGAAAATAGTATCTTCCCAGGTAATTTCTCCTGCCTTCATCTTTGCGACAAGTCTTGCCATTTGTGTCAAAGAATAATAACTACGACCGTGTGCATCAAGCACTTGCCCTGTTACGATAGACTTAGAACTGTCTAAGAAATCACCATGAATAACTTCGTAGTCAATACCTCTACGCTTAAACACATCTTCACTCCAGTGTTGAAGTTGTAAAGTATACCGACCTTCATAGGGCTCTAAACCCATATAATATAACTTACTCATTTACATACATCCTTGGTGTAACATCTTTACCTTTAATATGCGAGAAATACATTCTGCAACCATTCTCTCCATCTTCTGATACTTCAATTACATAGTCTCTGTCTGGCCATGTACTGATACATTTATTGTGTAGGTCCTTTGCCATCATTTCACAAGACTTATAATCTAATTGCAATGTTCCATCTGCATACCAACGCTCCATAATGCGCTTTGCTTGAATAAATTCAACATCTCTATCATCATGAAATACCTGCATCTCAACTCTAAAATGAAAGATATGTCTATGAGGTGTTCCTAAGAATGAGACATCTAACCAATCACCTGTAGCCAACTTAGGATCAGTTGCTGCTGCAGGATACTTATGGATACCTTCTTTCTGAAAGGTTACCCAAATATAACTATCTGTTTTTACAATCATGCGAATAAGTCCTCAAGTGAAGATGGGGCTACGGAATTAACGGGTTCTGAATCCATGAACCTACCTACATTCTTTTCCCAGTGAATAAAATCATCATTTGTTTTTACATCAAATAAAGTTGCATATTCATTCTCGCATCCTTTATCTCTGCAAAATCTTAAAAATTCTTCTTTGCTGTTCATTAAATTAGAAACATCCATTGTGAAATTATGGACATTCGTTAAAATGAATGCCAATCTTGCTCTCATTACATCAATGAATTTTCCACCTTGTTCTAAATATAGACCAACAGAAATATTCATTAACTTGTGATATTCTTCTGGTGTGTAATCTGTATCACATACTGAATTAATCTCATTAACAACTGTTCTATAAATGTTAGAATATTCTCTACCCATCTTTACTGAAGAACCACCATAGTCGCTAGGATTCTTTTTCTTGCTGTGTGAGAAGTAGAACAATCCATTATCTAACGACATAGAATGTGTTGTCGAATCATATGAAATATCAATGCCTTCATATAGACCAGTTTGACTAAATAATAGATATGGTAAAATACGCTTAAGTGCACCAACACCTAATACGTGTAAATGAAATGGTCTTTCCAATGGAACAGAGTTTACATAGAATGCTCTCTTGACATCCTCCAAAGGGCCCATACCTAGTGCAGCTGATCCGATAGCAACACCACCAATACGATGATGTAATTCTTTTGGAACTTCATCTAATAGGAATTCGCCCCATTGCTTATAAGTATCTGCACCCGAACCCTGCAAAATAATAAATGGTTTACATTTACTGTTCAATGAATCGAATTTTAAAATTTGATCTTTAACGTTTTTGCCTGTTTGTCTAGCATATGTCTCAAAATTTTCCATATCTACATAGCGACGCTTGGTATCAATCTTTGCAGACGTACCATCTGCAGATGTAGACTTAACTGGGATTTCATCAAACGCCATACCAATGTCTGCATACGTTCCTTGATTCTCATAAACCTTATTGCGAGTTTCTGGAGTATTAGGTAATCCTCTAGTAATAATTTGCAATCCGCCAGAGTCAGCATGAATGTTTTTAATAGCAGGTCTAAACTTCTGTAATTTCTTACCAAAGTTTTTCTCCGTAAACCCATTATACAATAATGAAAACTGATGGTTATTTTTATTATGAACAGTTTTGTTCATCATATTAATTATCATATTCAATGTGTCTGGGTCTTCACATTGTTCTGAACCTAATCGTAGATATGCTGGTCCAGATATAACGTATTCTAATTGTCTGCTCATTCGAATAAACTTTCTAAAGTATGTGCCTTGTCTTCTTTTGGAACAAAATTGAGATCCTTAGATAGATAGGTGTTCTCATCTGTATAAATTATATTAAATTTTGTCTTGTTTGTCAATACAGAACGGACATCATCGACAGCTAAATCTTTCCTATTTAGTTTGATAATAAAATCGGAATAATTTATATTGTCATATTCATTAATTGTTGCTCTATCAGAATTTGATTCTGCGGGTTTGAATGATTCAAATACATCTATCCAAGCTTGAATTCCTGTCGCATGTTCTGCTACAATACTCTGCAGAGGCGACTTACTATACCAAACTCTAGAATCGGCAAAGTCTTCGTATAGTTTTAAAATCAATTTAGGAATATTTTTCTTTTCCTCACACCAATACCATTGGTTACTAAAGTTATCTAACCAGGACATTCCCTTTATAGCAACCGTTGGCAATTGCCCCATACATTCATAAAAAGCTAAACCGAAACTTTCTCTGATTGCAGGATTATAAGCGACTCTAGCAGACGTAATAAAGTCAACCTTCTCTTTACCATACACACCAATCTTTATTTCATATTTAGCATCTATTGCCTTTAGAGCTTCTTCAAACTTTTTAGCACCATTGGTGTTAGTAATAACCTTTGCAGGCAATCCTGTTTCTTTAATAACACGGATAAATTCCTCGGGATTCTTTCTTGGCTCCCAACGACCAATCCAAAGTACACCTTCTCTTGGTTGATTGTTTTCTTCCAATAATGTTTTTTCGGTCATTGGAATTGGAAGCTCATAAGAATTGAACAAGTTTTGCGCAAGCAATTCATTACGATTGCGTAAAGTTTGTGTGCCAATAGTGATACCTTTGACTCTCATCAAAGCATTAAACACTTCATTGAATGATTCTGTAAACTCATTTTTCCATGATCTATCATCTAAGAAGACCATACTTTCATTATGAGTGTAATAGATTACTTGAACAGTCTTATGTAAGTTAAGAGCATAAATGCCCGGAAATGATTCTAACGTATTGCAAATAATAATATCATAAAGATTTTTATTCAAGGCATACATCATAGCATCTCTAAAGGAACTCATCTTTTCGAAGTTATATGAATCTTCAAACATGAATGTTTTAGTATGTGTGCTATAAGATCTTGCTGTAGGTGACCATATAAAATTTGCACCTGCTTCTTCTAAGTATTCTTTGAATGCTAGATTAGAAGTAGGTTTATCAGTAATGATATCTATCTTATAACCGAGTGGTGTAAAAGTCTCAATAAAACTTTTAGCAAATTGACCTAATCCTCCGTGAGGAATAGTATGTTGATCACTTAAACAAAAAGCGATGCGCTTCTTATATGTATTCATTATTCACCTAGTATTTTAATTAAGTGTTTAGTTTGATGCATAGCATCATCTAAGGCATTATGGTAAACACCTTCTCGAGCATCTACAGGCACCCAATGGAATAAAGCCTTTACTGTACGATAGCAACGATCGTCCCAGCATTTCCAAGGTGGTTCTCTGTCAGTATTAAAATAAGCATTGGCTAAAATTGTATTATCAAATACTGCACCGTTACCCCAGACAGGTAGACTCTTAGGTCCGAACCATTCTTCGAAATCATCCAGTGCTTGTTTTAGTGGTATATTATTGCGAGTAAGTTCTCGCAAAGCTTCTTTGTTTTGCTCCGACCACCATTTGATTGTATCTTTAGAGATATGCATACCTGCCTCTTTGCAGGTCTTTAAATCAATTGTACAGTAAAAAGTATCAAGTATTTCTTTACCCTCAAATTTCACTGCACCAATAGAACAAATTGCTGCATGCGATCTTGTTGACATTGTTTCTAAGTCAACCATAATATTAACTGTCATATATTATCCTATTGTAATAATTCTACCCATTGCCCAACATAATTTTTCCAGTCATACGATTTTGCGTGTTCTCGTATTAAATAACATCTATCTCTATATTCTGAAGGTCTATCTTTATAATACATTAAAACAGATACAGTACTTTCTAAAAATTCTTTTTCATGAATTGGGACTTCAATTCCACCTTTGTGCCCAACCATATCATTCCACCAACCGACAGGTGTGCCGATAACTAACTTACCTGCGGCGCCTGCCTCTAATGAAGGTAATCCACCGCCCTCCTCTGAACTAGATAATATGACACTATCTACAGACTTATAGAATCCTGGCATTGTTACGAAACTATGATGATAGTGACTAGCCACTCGGAAATCAAGACCGCAAATTTGTGCCGCTTCTTTTACCAGGTAACCTCGTTTTTTATATCTTGGTTGAGATAAAGGTCCATCTATCATTTCTTGAGTAAACTCATGCCTTTCATGATATGCGCCAGCAAACCCTACAACTTTAAGCTCTTTGCTTGGCTCATCATAGAAAGTATTATAATTGATTGCAATAGGACAAACAATAGGAGATCTTTCCAAATTTAATTTTTTACTGTATTCTTTTAAGTAATTACTACAGACACCAAATTTTCTAACATGGTTGAAATCATCCAATCCAAATCTATAATTATACTCAGTTAAATCCAATGTAGCATAACCAATAACAATACATCTCTCAGGTGAAATGCCATGAGTATGATGTAATCCCATATATCCATGTGGGCTGGTTACCCATACATCTATATGAGAATCTAGTTCTTTAATTTCTTGTGTTGAATATTGCTTATCCCACGGAAGCAGATGGCAATTAAATCCATACTTCCAAAGATATTTAAATAGCTCATAATGAATAGAACCAAACGCCCATTCATTATCAAATAAAAATACTATATTTTTCATTATTTTTTTATCAATGTATTTACAAAATCAAGTAATAATTTGTGATGTTCGCCGTTATGATACTTACCTTTTAGCCAACTATAACTATCATACCAAAATTGTTCGCTTTCGGGGTGACACCCAATTACTCCAATGTTGCCTTGTATGATTGCCATAGGGTCACCATTTGCATACGTAGCAAGTGTTTGGTGACTTCCATTACCAACCAAAGCACAACCATCGTAAAAAAACATTTCTGTATCAGATCCATTCCATTTGACTTTAATATTTTTAGCATGAGGTCTCCTTGTGTCTGTACCTGGTCTTTTTATGTATTGGACAGCATCTATGTTATTTAGTATATTTAGATAGTGCTTACCTGCCCAGTAACCACCCATACATATCCCAAGATATTTGCCACCATTCTTAACAAAGTTGCGAACTCTTTTTGCATTGCGCTTAAAAAGAGTTGTATATGATTCAGAATCGCCTATTCCTCCTGGGATAATAATCATATCCACCCCATCGAAAAAGTTATCTTCTAATTCATTCTTACCAAAAATTTTGAATGAGTAATCATCACCCAAAGCTTTTATAATACCATTACTGCTTTGTACAGAACACTTAGGATCTGCTATGAATAGAGCAATAGTAGTTTTCATTTGTCATTGATTTTCTTTTCAATGGGTGGAGGGAAATGAGGTTCAATCACATAATGGTTAGCAGTCCACCAACCAAAGGCAGTAATAAATCCATATAAAAATATTTCTGCGATCATTTACCTGTCATCCTTGCAATACTCAAAAACTCGTGTCTTGCAGATGAGTCTGTTTTAAATCCACCACCGAGGCGAACTGTTACTGTAGATGATCCGGTATCTTCAACACCTCTGGATTTAACACAATAGTGTTGCGCATCAATCATCACCGCAACATCTTCAGTCTCCAGTATAAATTGGAGAGTATGGAAGATCTGTTCAGTGAGTCGTTCTTGGATTTGAGGGCGCTTGCTGAAATACTCAACAATGCGGTTAATTTTGGATAGTCCGAGGACTTTTTGTTTAGGAACATAAGCAACGGTAGCCAAACCATCAATAACAACAAAGTGATGTTCGCAGTTACTTTGGACATTGACGTTGCGTTCAACGACCATTTCATTGTAATGCATCTTGTTATCAACAGTCGTACATTTTGGAAATGCATCATAATCTAACCCCCAGAAAATTTCATTTACATACATCTTAGCAACACGTTTAGGTGTTTCAATTAAACTATCGTCGGATAAATCTAAACCTAGATACCCCATGATTTCTCTAAAGTGTGCTTCAATACGATCTATTTTTTCTTTTCGATCTAAATGACTAGTGTCAACCGAGGGAGTTTCTACCCCCATGAATAGCAAATGTTGGTGTACTTGTCTGCCCAATACTGGGTCAGTTTTTGTCTTGTTGTATGACATTTTTGAATCCTTCCTTACACGGATATGATAATTGAATTTTGTTACCTTTGTGTAACATTAATATTTATGCCTTTGCTTTAGCCTCAGCTCGTGCGGTCTTCTCTTCGGTAATCTCATTTCTGCGAGCTTTAACCGCTTTTGCTAATTCTGCTAATGCTTTGCGAGCACGTGTGCCTGCAGCATTATTGCCTTTTGTAAATTTTTCGTTTTCGGTTTCGTATGCTGCCAAACTTGTTTTAATATCATCTTGTGCGCTCATTCTGTTTCCTTTGTGTTAATGTTTCTATAACTTTCAATATATTTTTCTTCATCATGAAAGGTTGGAGCATTTTTCAATACCCTATCTAATTCTTCTTTAATTAGAAGAAGTTTATTTTTATAATATAATTGAGTGAAACCATCATTGTAGTTTGATTTCATCTCCATCTCCATTTTTTGTATTTGGTTTAATATTCCCATTAGGTTCCCCAAGCGTTTTTGAACAAAGGAATTTGTAATCTATCCGAATACCTGTGTCCGTTTCGCATCGCGATTTCAGCCACGGCCCTATTATTAAGACTGTACAACTGCTCAGTACCACCGACTGGCATAAGATAAACATTACCAGAAAAGCCCGCTTTGCGATAAGCTGCAATTGCACATTCTGCATCTTTGTAGTCCTCTTCTGTTGCTATTACGAATTTTAGATAAACATGACCTAACTCTTCATAAGAGGCAACAATATCAGGACAAATAGCATCATCCCAATTTTCACCTGAATTTGGAAGCTTTGGACTCACACTAAAAGTAATGTCTCGCCAAAAATCATTATCATGATGATGTGCCCATGTATGTAAATATAAGCCAAAGTCATCACTTATTGCTTGAGTACCATTTGTTTCAAAAGTAATTTCTTTTAAATTTTGCATACTATCATGATCTAAAAGATCGACATATGCTCTTTGCCATCCTAATAAAGGTTCACCACCAGTAATTACAAGATGTTCGTCTTGCCATTTCTTGTGAGGTAGCATATCCATAATCGCATCGGCAATACTATCAGTACTAAGTGTAGGGCTAAGATGCTTAAACCTAGGATCCCAACTAGCATATGAATCACACCCCGTATGCACCAAAGGCAAGTCTTTATAATTTTTAATAGCGTCTGCGTCAATTGCAAATCTTTCATTACTTTGTGCTCCTCGAGGCATGCCAAAGCCTTCGCATTTAAAATTACATCCAAAGACTCTCAAAAAGACAGAGGGTACGCCCATATAACGTCCCTCTCCTTGAATACTATAAAATAATTCTGCTACTTTAAGTTTGCTCATATATGTTAGACCATTGTTTAAGTTTAGCAATTTTGTTGTCAGCCGCTATGCTAACCTGTTCACTGCCAATAATATTAAATTTAATACACAAATCAATCATTGCCTGCAGATCGCCTAGTTCTTCTGCTAGATGTTCTCTATTAGTCTTAGGCTTTCCGGGTTTATAATTGTCGATTCCAAAACGTAAACATTTTGAAATTGCTTGTGTCACCTCCGCACATTCTTCTTGAAGAATGAACATAATCTCTTCAGTTTTATTCATGCTTAATTATATTATAGGTCTTCTGGGAAGTCAAGAAATTCTGCATCTTTTTCGGCCAAATCATCCGCGGCTTTTTTCTTTTTACGAGCTTTGGTTTGAGCAGGGGTTTCCCGTCTTTCGGGATCTATAGTATCCAGTTGCTTTTTCAAATAATCTACAAGTTGTCTGCTTGCTTCCGAATCATCGGATCCTTGTAGTATGGAATCCAAATCCATATTTTCTATAAATTTATATTTGGTTGCTTGCTGTTTCTTTTCCTTTTGGATTCTACGAATAAAGGCAAAGTAAATAATTTGAGTATAATATGCAAAAGGATTAGAGGATTTGTCTGGATCAAATTTTACGGCAGCTGTTAAACAATTTTCAATACCATCAGAAACCATATCGTCTCTAAAAGTATAATTAATAAAATTAGATTTATATGAAAGGTGTGTTGCTATCTTTATAAAGCATTCGCCTATATATCTAGTAACCTGAGGAGGTTCTTTACCTTCAGCCTTTGCCTCATCTACCTTTTGTTTATATTCTATAAGAGCTGCTAGAAACTCTTTATTATCTACATAATGAGCAGGTGCTTTTTCTGTACTAATGGATTGTTTTTCTAGAACTTCTTCTGTTTCCGCCACTATCATTTTCATCACTATCTCCTTCAAGGATTTGTTTAATTATTTCATCTTCAAGTTCTTTATCGTCAAAATCGTCAGCTTCTTGTAAAGTAATTGTTTCGGTTTCGTTTTCATCGTCAGTTTCTGCTTCAGCCTGTTCTCTTTGTATCAGGTATTCTGTATAATTCTTTTTCAGCGTGTCTCTAATATTAGTTGCAACTACAATTTGGCTTACGGGAATTTCATATATATTTTCCTCAGCAAAACTAAATAGAGGATACATTATATAAGATTCTACAAGAACATCGTTTCTAGGCAATCTTAATTGATGTAGAATGACTGGGTCTTTGACGCATATCATTTTTTTACCAGTTAATGTTTTGCAATCATCTGTAGTTTTACAAATAATGTTGTCGCCATTTACTAATTTTAAGTATTTGTATGTTATTTCAAGTTCTGTAATAGTTGTCATTGTAACGGTACCTTTACTAACTTGTAGTTAAAATGTTCGTCATTATAAATTTTAATACGTTCTATCATATGAAGTAACGTATAATTCTTTCTGTTTTTCCAACTCAAATCATCAGCAATATCATACAGTTTACATGCTGTTTTATTTTTACTTGTTCTGAGCCCTCGACCAATGGATTGTAAATTTCTAATACGAGATTTTGAGGGCGAGGCAAAAACAATATTATGTAGGTTTTTAATATTTATCCCCGTAGAAAAAGTGCCATAGCTAGCAACAATAATAGCATCGGATTCTAATTCTGTAATACGTCGTATATCCTCTCGCTGATCTGTATCCGTTCCACCATAAACAAAAAACACTTTTCTGTTCACAGCTTTTTCTTTAATCATTTCATGAAGGACTTTGCCGTGTTTTTCTACATACTGAAAAAGCACCAACGTATTACCTTCTTGCTTTAACGCAAGATTCCTAATAAATTTATTTCTTGAAGGATGTTGTACCAGAAAATCCATTTCATCTTGATAGGATAAGTTCTTAGCGTTCTTTTTAATCTCATCCGAATATTCTAGGACTATATTAAAAATTTCTAAATCTGCAAGTGTCTTATCCGATATAAGTTTCTTGGTTGTTGTTACTTTAAATACTGGTCCAAATAAACCCTCAAGTACAAGTTTGTGAGTTTTAAGTCCATCTAAAGTACCAGTAGTACCTATACGGTATGGGGTATTGGTGCACTTAGTTAAAATTCCTGTTAGAGATTTTGCCTTATATAAATGCGCTTCGTCTCCATATACAACTTTAAAAGATTGAAAAAATGGCTTTGGTAATTTAAACAATGATTGCCAAGTACTAATCACTACTTCAAACTCGTTAGACTTTTCGTGACCACCATAAATTCTATGGCAATTTTCAGATGCCTTCCATCCGTTTAAACAAGAATAATCTTGAAAATCGGAATACATTTGTTCTACAAGGGAAGTTGTCGGCACAATTATAAGTTGCTTGCGATTGAATCGCTCGTGCCAGCGGAGTAAACAATAAATGATTAATGACTTGCCTGACCCAGTGGGCGACAATAGTAATCTTCTTGCATCCGTTATTGCTTGATATACTGCATCAATTTGATAATCTCTAATCTCAATAGGTTTTCCCTTTGACCCTAAATTGAGATCTTCACAAAATTTTCTAACTATATCGTAAGTAGCGGCATCCGCTTCTTGCATATAATTTTCATAATCTATAGTATAGTCTCTTTCTTGACAGAAATGTTCTAAATAATCCTTTAGTCCAACATATAATTCTTGTGTGAACATTGAGAATAATTTGACCTTACCATCCCACATTCTTGCTTTATATAAAGGATGAAACTTAGCACCAGGAACTTCAAACGAAAAATGATCGCTCAGTTCCTGTGCTAATGAAGGTTCACATTTAACCCTCAAGAAAACTTCATCTTTTTTAGATAATGCAATATCTGCCATTACATCATACCGTTAGTAAATTTTTGCCATTCAATTGCATTACGAATATCCCAACCTCTACTATTCAAAGAACGAATAATTTGTTCTAGTTGATAAAGTACTGTTTTAAAATATTCCACTTTATCTTGATACTGTACTAGATCACCGTCAACGGTTAGGAATTCATCCATTTCATTTTTTAGAGGTTTGTTACCTTGCCATTGATCCCAACCTTCGGTTTCCAATTCCTCTTTAGACATTTCACCTCTGTAATAACGATACTTTTTACGTCGGCAGTTTAAATAATCAGATTCTGCTTTTCGTAAATTCAATTTGGTAGAAGTCAGGAAATTCAAATACTTAGAATGTAGGTTAGGAGTTCTTATAGACTCCTGACCCAAATTCATTTCATTGATTTTACAATCATTCGACCACTCATCTTGGAGTTCTGTCAATTTCATAATATAGTATTTAATTTATCCTATTTGGATAATTTGCTGAGGATTGCCCTGGAAGTTGAATGAACCATAGTGGTTCAATGAGATTGAAGGATCAAGCCAAATCTCTCCGCCCATGTCTTGCCATCTGCGAGAGAAGGTATAATCTTCAGACAAATAGCGTTTGTCTTTGGGATCAATCATAGTATCAAAGAACGCATAGAAATGGGGATTCAATTCTGGAGGCGTGTTCAAATCATTGTTATATTTAAGTTCAGGATAATGCACAATCATCTTATCAATTACTTCACGCTTAATCATCATAAAACCTGTAGCACCATCATGTAGGCGAATCAACCCATTCTCAATGGCAATTTGTTTTTGTTCGCGATTAACAAATTTAAAGTTGATAGCGTAGTCACTACCAAAAGAGGCAATTTGTTGATCTGTATAAGGTTCACTTGTTGCCTTAACAGATTCGCGAATACGTTGCCAGTTAACACCCTTTTTAGGATATGCCCCTACCGCCACATCCTTATTGTGAGCAATTAATTTAATAACGTCTTCTACTTGATATTCAATATCCGCATCAATAAACATTAGGCGGGTAAAGTTACTTTGTAAGAAGTAAGCAACAAGAACATTACGTGCTCTTGTTACAAGGGATTCATTAGCAATCGTTCCGAATGCTACAGGAATTTGATGTTGGTTACAGAATGTAAGCAACCTAATTGTTGAGCGAAAATACGCTTCTGTTAATTGTCCGCCATAACAAGGTGTAGCAATAAAAATACGCTCTTTACGAAGATCGTCTAATTTTACTTCCAATTTGTTTTCGCCTTGTCCAGGCTGAGGTGGAGTCGCACCCGCGGTTGGCAATTTCGGCACAGCCGGCAAAGCCATAGGTGTTACTTTATTTAATTTCTTTTTTTCCATAATAACTCCAAGTTATATTATAAAGGTTCTACTTCGAAAATAGTATATTTGAACGATGCTATCGCGGTAAAATATTCTACGGTTGCTGATGCTATATCAAAATCAAGAGCTTGCAATGATATAGGGAACAGGTTTTTAAATATTATATTTACTTTAGGGTTGTTTGTCGAGTCGAGAATGGTCAATACTCCATCCGAGTATGCCAAAACCTCTTCTTTCCCGCTAAGTTTAGTAACAAACGGAAATCTACTAGGCCTATTTTGAGTGAATGCCGAAAATTGATCATATGTTTCAGGAAACCCCAATGCAATCATCCAGCGATATAATTCCAAATAATTGGACATATCCTCAGAAATAAGAAATCTAATAGTAAATTCCCCAAAATTTATTTTATCACCCATCACAGGAACATCTACAAACGGTGTAGGTTGAGTTGCAAATCCTAGTTGTAAGTCTGGGATATTTGCAGATTGACAAGTAAAAGATGTTTTAGGCATATCCTTAATACCAAACTTAAATGCATTTGGTCTTAAGAAATCATACGTCGTTGGTAATGAATTTATATAACTCTGTTTAATTACATCTATGTTTGCTGTATATGCCATCTATTTCTCCTACTATGTATTTATAGCCTGTGCAAAGAGTAAAAAAGGGGGAATTCTTCCCCCTTTAAATTCCGATCTTTGTCGGCTACTTGATTACATTAGGTTCACTACCTTAGTCTTGCGATAGTATTGGTTGCGACCTGCTGTGAATCTGTCTGCATCTGCGTCCGATAGAGAGTCGCTAGATGTAACATATGGGTTAGCGATCAAGCCGTAACGTGTCTTGAAGCCAATCTTTGGCTGGAAGCTGTTAGGATCGATTGCACGAACCATTTGTAGAGGAACATATGGGC